TCTGATGAATCAATGTTATTAAGTGATGAAGAAAAAGAAGAATTAATGGGAACACTTCAAGATACTGTAGATGATTTACAGAAAGAAAGTGAAAGACTTGAAGTTACAAAAAATAAAACAATTGATTTGGGGAGTAATTAATGGCTTCAACCACTATAACAATGCCTGGAAAAACAATCAAAGGATTTGCTGGTAAACAATATCCAATACCAATGTATTTGCAATTTGTTCCAGGATCTGTTGTTGATGTTGTTCATTCTAAAGAATCTCTTTCATATAAGGGTGATCATACAATAAACACAATTATAGCTAAACCTAATATATCAGGTAAACTATATAATAAAAAAGTATTATCTGTTGGTAATGAAGAACATAGGTATTATCCATTATTGAGAAGTCATGGAGATATTCCATCAAAAGGAGATCCCGTATTATTATGTACCATAAATAAAACTAATTTTTATTTAGGACCATTAAATACAATTACTAATAGTCCAACTTGGAATGACGACCCATCTTATAAACCTGAATTAGCTTTACCAATAAAAGAAAAAAATAAAGGTTGGTTAGATGAAAGAGGTAGAAGAGGTGAGAGTAAAAATTTTAACACCGAAATTAATTATCGTAGATTAACTAAAAAAAGAAAAGAAGATTTAGACTATGGTAAAGTGGTTAATGAAGTTACTGGTGATTATTTGATTGAGGGTAGACACGGAAATAGTGTTCGTATTGGTAGTAGGAGTAATAATCCTTATATTTTTATTTCAAATAAAAGAGACCCAAACTTTGATATTGAAACTTTAAGTGATGGTGGATTAATTAGTATAACATCAAATGGTACACTACAACAACATTTTGGTAGTTACACAGACAATACTAATAATCGTGTTGATGGTTTTATATTATCATCAGACTCTAATGCAGTAGTTGGTTCAAGAAATTTATATATGGGTGATTTATATAAACAAGTTAATGGGGCACAAGATACCAATGGTATATATGGGTATGGTAACGCTGATAAACAAAATCAGATATTATTTAGTTCTGATAGAATAACTATAAATACTAAACGAGATGATATTCTTTTATCTTCAGTTAAAGATATTCATATTGGAACTGGAAGACATTTAACAATATCGACTAATCAAGATTTATATATAAATTCAAACAAAACATTTCTTGGTAAAAATGCTTCACAACCTATGGTTTTAGGTAATGAACTTATTGATATATTAAAAGAAACATTAGCACTTTTACAAGAGGGGGCTATTTTTATGTTTTCACCAATACCACTTACTAACCTAAGTGGTAAACCTTTAGCTCCAGAATTTATAAAACTTGGACAGAAATTAGATAAAATATTAAGTAGTAAACATTTTATTGAACAATAAAAGAGGTAATTATGAAAAAGAAAAAAACAAATATTAAAACTATAATAAGACAAATCGTTAGAGAAGAAGTTGCGATGGCAATCAAGGAAGTGATAACTGAATTGAAACAACCAATTGAATCTCAACCACAACCAAAAAAAATCGTTGAGAAAAAATCATTTACATCTAATTCAGTATTGAATGATGTATTGAATGAAACAGCTCAAGATGATGATTGGAAAACATTAGGTGGTAGTGAATTTACTTCAGATAGAATGAATGAATTGATGGGTAAACAATATGGTGATGTGATGGGTGGAGCATCACAACAAGTTGTTCCCTCGAATGACCCAATGGCTCAATTCGTTAATAAAGATTATAGTGAAGTGTTAAAGAAAAGTGAAGAAAAATCTAAAATGAAAAGTGGAAGATAATAATGGGATTAAAAGAAGATTTAATAAAAGCTAAAGTTCAGGGTTTAAAAGCATCTCCAACTTATAACCCAAGTATACAAATAGATACTTCAACTGGTTCTATGATTGAAAGAGAAGCTCATTATATGTCTCGAGCAATAATAAATGCTCTTATGGACGCAAACTTTAGAGTAACACAATTAAATGCTCCTGTTGTTCTTGAAGATATTAAAACACCAGATTTACCTGTTAATGTTGAATTAGAAACTTTGTTGGGTGAATATAAACCTGTTTTAAAAATGTTAAGAAAATTAGGTGACCCTTTAGGACTTGGGGGATTAATAGAAAAATTAGAGGATGAAATAGCTGCAGCTGTAACTCCACTATTGGAAGGTGGTTCAACATTACCAGGTTTAGATTTAGCTAAAAGAGGTGATAGAGATGATGATGATGGTAGTGTAAATTATCTTAATCGTATTGGTGCTTTAGAATCTACAGGTTATGTTTATATTGGTGATGACCCGGATTCACAAGATCAATTTGATGTTAGTGATGAAGATGGGCAACGACAACATACAACAGTTAAATTATTAGAAGATGATGCTAGGAAACTATTATAATGGCAATTAAAGATACAACAAGAAAACCTTATATTCAAGATAATGATAGTAGTATTAAAATTGGTATTGATTTACCAATCCGTAGAGGTGATGAAAGAGATGGTTGGTTTGCAAGTACTTCAACAACCATTGAGGCTGTAAAAAACAATATAAGAAATTTATTACAAACTAATGAAGGTGAAAGGTTGTTTCAACCAACATTAGGTTTAAATTTGAGAAGGTTATTGTTTGAACATATTACAACTGAAAACTTAGTCGGTGTTCAAGATGCTATATTAGATAAGGTAGAGTTTTGGTTACCTTTTGTTGAGGTAAGAAACATTAAAGTTTTAAGTAGAAAAGATTCAATGGATATTGGAGTAAATGAAATTAGAGTGAAAATAGATTTTAATATTAAACAAGACCCGAACACAATAGATTCAGTAACAATGAGTTATTCAGGAGATATTAGTGAAGAAACTGAACCAAATCACTCAGCTGATATGAGTTCTAATCCACAAAACCAACAAGGTGGTGGATATTAATTGGAGATAAGAAATGCCAACATATGGTGAAAACAATTTTAAAGAATCAAATGTAAATTATTTAAATAAAGATTTTGCATCATTGAAAACATCATTGATGAATTATGCTAAATCTTATTTTCCAGATACCTATCGTGATTTCAATGAAACATCACCTGGTATGATGTTAATGGAAATGAATGCTTATGTTGGGGATGTATTATCATTTTATGTCGACCAACAATATCGTGAGATGTTATTACCATTAGCTGAAGAAAGAAGAAACATAATCACAATGGCTAAGATGTTTGGCTATAAAGTAAAACCAATTGTTCCTTCATATGTTGATTTAACTTTTACTTCCGATGTTGCTGCAGATACTGATAAGACAAAAGTTAATTATGGTGGTGCTGGGGTTTTTGATGCTGGAATTGAACTTATATCTTCAACCAATTCAGACATAGTGTTCACAACATTAGAACCAATTGATTTTAAAATTACAGGTTCGAATGATACTGAAACAATTGGAACTTCAACTGATGGCTTGGTTGATACATATACATTATCAAGAATTGTAAGAGCTGTAAGTGCTACAGAAAAAACATTAACATTTCAAATAGGTACTCCTGAAAAGTTTAGAAAAATTGTAATACCTGATACCAATGTAATTGATATTGTTTCTTGCGTGGATTCAAATGGGAGTAATTGGTATGAAGTAGATTTTCTTGCACAAGACAAAGTTCCAATCCCATTACATTATACGGATGATGTGGATAGAAACTCGGCTTACACAAGTGATGGTAGTGGATTGGTTTCATCTACAGCTGTTCCTTATTCATTGACTTATATCACTACAACGAAAAGATTTACTCGTGAAACTAATGAAGATAATACAACATCATTGGTTTTTGGAAATGGTGTTTTAAAAAATGGTGAAGTTGTTGATAGTGGGTTCATTGATTTAGAACAAATTGGAATAACTATACCAGGTCAATATGGTGATTTAAATGATGCTATCGACCCAATGTTGGGTAATGAATATTCAACACTTGGTGAAACGCCAAATCAAACAACTTTAACTATTACTTATCGTGTTGGGGGTGGAATTAATTCAAATATTCCATCTGGAGATATATCTACAATACCATCACCTGCACCAACACCAACACTTGGTACTTCTGTATTATCTACTGTAACTAATAATAGTCCTGCTCGTGGTGGTAAAGACCAAGAACCAACTTTAGAAATAAGAGAAAAGGCTAAAGCATTTTTCTCAACACAAAATAGGGCTGTTACAAAAGAGGATTATGAAGCTAGAGTGGTAAACATACCAGCAAAGTTTGGAAACATAGCAAAAGCTTATGTTGCAAGAAATGTTCAAGGAGATGAAGTTTCTGGACAGCAAGAATTTACCAATGCAGTGAATGATGTAACTACCAAACACAGCTTTTCTTTAATAGAGATAAATGATTTATTAGATATAACATATGAACAAATCACAGCTGATAGTTGGAACAATGTGGTTACTCCAATGTTGCAAAACATTAATACTGCTTTAGATGAAATGTCCACACCATTAGATATAATTAAAGATAATACAGACCTTACATCATTTAACTTATCAGCAATAAACATATATGTTTTAGCTTACAACAATCAAAAACAATTAGTCGGTAATCCACATGCTACTGCACTTGGAACAGCTGATAATTTACCACTAACATTGTTAGGTAATGTTTCAAATTATCTTAATAACTTTAAACTGATGACTGATACTGTAACAATCAATGATGGATACATTGTAAACTTTGGAGTTTTCTTTGATATAATTGCTGAAAAATATGCTAATAAACAAAAAGTAAAATTAGATTGTATTCAAAAAATAAAAGAATATTTTAGAATTGAAAAAATGCAATTCAATCAACCGATTTATAAGAGTCAATTAGAATTTGAATTAATGGGAGTAGAGGGAGTTCGTTCCATTGGGCATGTAACCATTACACAAGATTATGATTATTTTTATCAAGATGCTGCTGATAATGCAAATGAAGGTGACGAATTAGAAAACTTTACTTATAGATATTCATATAATAATGAAGGTGGATTCGAAGATTCATCAGTTTCAGGAAATGGTTCAACGGATTATGGTTTCAAATATGATTTCAAAAACGCACTATCGGATGATAAAACAATTATTTTACCACCAAACACAGATACACCTGCTGTGTTTGAATTAAAAAAGCCAAACCAAAATATACAAGGGAGAGTTAGATAATGCATCATTTTATTTTTCCAACACAAAATACTTGGATTTCAAGTGGTTCATCAATAATAAATGGAGAATCTTTTAAAGACCAAAACTTTGGTAAAGACCAAATACTTGAAGTTAAAAAGTTTTTTTACAATACTTCATTCGACCATCAGACAAGAGCATTAGTTAATTTTAGTGGAACAGATTTTACAGAACTTTCTAAATCAGTTGCAGATAGTGCTATCACAAATCCAAAATATTATTTAAAACTTTATGAAGCTGAGGGTAATGCAGAATTGACTGAAGAATATACTTTGGCATTTCAACCAATATCGGAATCTTGGACTGAAGGTACAGGTAAGTTTAAGGACACTCCAAAAAATACAAATGGTTGTAGTTGGGAAAATCGTTCAAATCCAATTGGTGGAAATGAAGTAACTTGGAGTAATACAGGTGTAACTGTTTTAACTGTAAGTCAATCTGAACAATCATTTGAAAACCAATCACCTGATGTTGATGTGGAAGTAACCAATATGGTGAATATGTGGTTAGAAAATAAAGCAAATAATTATGGAATGTTGATTCGTTTTAGTGGTAGTCAAGAAACAGATGAAACTACATTTGGAAATTTAAAATTCTTTTCAAGAAACACACATACAATATACGCACCTAAATTAGAAGTTCGTTGGGACGACCACATAGCTTGTAGTGGTTCAAACACTGGTTCATTAACTGAATTAACAATGAGTGGATTGGCTGATAACTTTTTATATATGAAAGGGTTGAGAGAAGAATACAAAGAGGGTGAAAGAGTTAAGTTCAGAGTTGGTGCGAGAAAAAGATATATTCAAAAATCTTTCAATACATCAGTTCAAACCGTAACTGGTTCTTTTATACCTGAAGGTAGTGGTTCATATGCAATCAAGGATGTTGCTACTGATGAGTTCATTGTTCCGTTTAGTGCTTACACATCGATGAGTTGTGATAGTGATTCGAATTATTTTATTCAATGGATGGATGGATTCTATCCTGATAGAGTATATAAATTTCAGTTAAAGTTAAAAACTGATGATGGACAAGAACAAGTGTTTGATGATGATTTTGAATTTATAGTTAAAAGGAAATAGTTATGGCTAATATTAAAGTAGAACAATTATTGGACAAAGTTGCTGAAGCTATTGTATCAGTACCTGAGTTTGGTCCAACTCAAATAGAAACATTACAAAAAACAATTCGTAATGGAATTATTCAAACAGGTAGAGGTATCGATGGTAGACTTGTTTTATATCAAACAGATTTAGAAGCTAATAAACAAGATTTATTACAAAGTGGTGAAATTATCATAGATGACGATACTGGAGAAACAATTACTGGATTGGAACAATTAGCTAATAGGATTGATGATATTAATCAAATTACAGTAACAGCTGATTTTGTTCAACAAGGTGGTGATGAAGGTAATCAAGGTCAGGGACAACAAGACCAAGAGGTTGGAGGGGAGTTTCAAATTACTATCTCTGGTGATGATTTTGGAGAGGGTGAGGATGTAACAGATTATTTTGTTGGACAAGGTAATCCATTGAATTTAAGTCAATTCATTCCTGTAAGAAAAAAGAAAACTATTGTTAATAAAGCTCAAGCAAATGAGTTTTTAGATACAAATATTTTTGAATTACTTCCATCAACTGATACAAGACAAGCTAGAATAAATAGATTTTTTCAAGAGTTAAATGCCTTACTTCCACCAGAAACACCTCAATTTGATAAAACAGGTGATGATAATATGCCTGATGGGTTTGTTGATAGAGCGCCTGATGGTACTTGGATTTCTGCTAGTTTTTATAATCAAGACAATAGTATTGTATATGCACAAGAAAATGTTGATAGTAATATAGATGAGGAAGAAGCATTTATTCATAGATTAAAATCTACAAGTAATAATACAAATTCAAGCGCAACAATTCAAGATATTTACAATAGAGTCCTACCATATTTAACAGATATATTGGAAGCTGCTCCAATACCAGAAGATGATAGACCCGAATATGTAAATCAAGGAACTGGATTTTTAAAATTTAGAAATCCAAATCAGGGTATTGTTATTCGTAATACAAGTCAAGAATTTATTGAAGGATTAGACCCAAATAATCCAACTTGGTTAACAAGTAATTATGCTGGATTGCAAAACATAGATCCAACGAGTGATAGATTTGGAGTTAGAGAATTTATTAATGAAAATCCTGGCACAGGGTTTACCATTACAATGTGGGTAAGGTTTTTAGATAAATCATCAGAAGGGACATTGTTTAATTTTGGTAATCCGACAAGAGATGAAAATCCATTTGGATTCAGATTAGAAACTTATGTAGTGGATAAAGATGATGAATGTCCTCATGAGGGTTTTGATAGGTGGTATGATGCCGCGCAAGAATTAGATCCTGAAGGGCATACGATATTTCAAGAAAGCAATAAGGCTCGTTTCGTTAGACTCGTAGCAAGAATAGGAGATCCAACAACTAGTGATCCAGAAAAAGATGACCATAATTTAAAAGACTCACATCTCGGTATGAAGTGGAGTATGAAATTTGCTCATAATATTGGTGAAGGTGTAGATGATCCTGATTATGATGATTATGATGAATTAAAATATTTACAAACCACACACATTCCACAAAACTTCCAAGAATGGTATTTCATATGTGCTAGTTTTAATCCAAATGTTGTTGAGCCAGGTAAATCATCTTCCGACCCATATAATGAAATATTTGAAATGGACGGAATAGGTGGAGTTAAATACAAATATGATTCTGATTTTTGGTTAAATAACATTAATCCAATAACAGAAGAATATGTTTCAAATGCTTCTTGGGGTAATATGTGTAAAGTTGAAATGATTTCAAGGACAGATTTATTAAGAGCTCGCGGTTTTAAGGTAGATTAAAATGGCATGGAAATCAGAAACATATTCTAATGAATTTGGTGTAGAAGGTGTTGAAATTGAACAAACCTTATCATCTTCCTATGATGCATTTAGAGGTATAAATATTACAGGTTCAAATGCTTCTATATGGGGAATACATAATAATATAAATTCCAGTAGTTTTGGTAATGGTAGTGACTCCACCAAACGAACTTATGTGCTTGAATCAGAAAATGAATTTAACAAAAACAATATAGATGGTAGAATACCACTTGGTATGTTTTGTTTCAAGGATGTAAATTTTGAAAGTTATAATTTTCCTGATGGTATCATACCAGGACAAGAATTTGAAATCTTACCAAAACGAAATTTAGTACAAAATGGTGATTGTGCTGTTATAAAAAAAACATTTATAAAGACTAGTCTTTATACTGGTACAGAATCATACAAACCAGTAATTTTTCAACCTGCGGGTGGTTGGAAATTTCTACCATATGATGGTATTGGAAAACAAGCTCTTGATTTAGATGACGAAGTAGAAGGAGAGACTCATTATCAAGGAAAAACTCCAGAAGAATCCGTACCTGGATATTCAACTCACTTTGTTCAAAACACTTCAAACGACATTCCATCTGATTATCCATTAGAAGATGGTTCTGATTCAACATTTACAGGTCCAAATGCTGATGGTCAAACCAGCTATGCTGGATATTTACCATATGTTCCTGTGAAGACTACAGGTATGGAATCTGATGATCAACTAACTAGGCAGATGAATGCACATAATGATGGAAGATATGGTGAAGATTTATCTGAATTAGAAGTATATTATAAAGAGTTAGCTTACCCAAATGTTATATTTACATATTGTGGTTTCCCACCCAATTATGGTAATAATTGGCAGTTAGAAGCTTATGAAACAATTGGTACTGATGAAGGAAATAACTATCTAAGCTCAAAAAACTATGGGGCATTATATTGGGCAAGGGAAGATGAAGGAGAAAATTATAGTGGAGGAACTTCTGACTCTGACTATAGTCCAAGTCATAATTCTGTAGCTCCAATAGCAACTTGGATTAGAACTCCATTTGCTCACAGTAATAATAGGTGTTTAGTTTTTCATCATAGAGCTAAGTTAACTGAACAAGTTGTTGAATATTATGCTAAGAGTGAGTTTCCATATCCTCAAAGAGATATAAATGGTACATTATATCAAGGTCAGGCTGGTAGTTCTACTGATAGTGAATGGGATACTTATCTCAACAGAAGTGGTGAAAGTGGAACATTTTATCACGATAACCAATATAGAACTTTAAATCAATGGCAAACCATATATAGAGAATCTGATAATTTTATAGTACCTTATTCAACATTAACAATTAGATTTAAAATGTATACAGAGGAGAATGATAACCAAAGTGAAACAGAAATGCCTGCTGTTGAAACTGCATTATTTAACCCCACTTCTAATTTTGGTGATGGAGACGCTGGTTATGTTGTACCAAGAATATTCGTACCTAAAGGTGGTTTTAATTCTATGTTAGCTGACTTTACCACTACATCTGAAAATTACCAATGGAATAGAACTACAGAGAGAAGGTGGAGTAGGAGTGCAGGTGTGGGACGATTTCAAAATTCCAGATTGCGAAAATGGGAAACATTTGAATATCATGTAACTTTATCAGGTGAGTATTTAAAAGAATCCTCTGGAAAAGTTAAACCTCTTGGATTTATTGTTCAATCTGGAAATAATTTTCAAGGTAGAGTTTTATTAGATGACTTTGAAGTATATGACTCTGGTGAGTTCACACCTGATGTTGATGTTAGGAAAAGAATATCTGTTGGTAATTATGGTAAAGCTGATTTAACAAAATATTATGATAGAAAATTACAACCGGAAGAATACGAAGATACAAAAGTTCCATTAGAAGCACAATTTTATTTTTATCCAACTTATACTACTAACCAGGTATTTGATGTAATAAGAACACCAATGTATAATGATTTTCAAAAAGGTTTATTTTATATTTATGATTTGGATTGGGGTGATGGTACACCAAAATCTTTTACATCTGAACCTGAACAAATAGATGAAGAAAAAGCACTATATCATACATATGAATCAAGTGGTATCTTTGAAGTAACTGGATATATGATAAGAATGAAGGGTAATGAGGATGGTTATCCAACAGGAGTACATAATGTTAAAAAATTTAAATTAAAAATATGTGTTAATTCAGGTGATGCTGAAGATTTTACATACTTTGGTTCAGAGGGTTCTGCATTTATACCATATGATAAAACATCACCTATGGTTGGTGGATATTCAAAAAACAGTATGTATTATAGAACAATTAAAAGGCAATTAGGTATAATAGATGTTGATGGTTTAGATAAGAATTTAAATGTTAAGTTTAAATCTGAGGGAGATAAATTAAAAACAGAGTTAGCTATGTTGAAAATGGATAGTAGTTTAAAAGATGAATTTAGGTTAATACCTGGTTATGAACCTACAAGAACTATTGGTAGAAATGGTGGGTCAAGAATAAATAATGGTATTGAAAAATTCAAAGAAGAATTTGGAAAATCATTAGGTGATTGTGATATTCAAATTATAAAATACTACAATGCTCCAAAATCATTACATGAATTACTTGGATTTGAACAACAAGATTTTAGTTTAATTGGAAAAGCTGATGAACCAAGATATTGGAAAAACATTATTCCAAAAAATTATTCATTAACCCATAGAGAAGATTTATTTTTACCACTTGATGAATATGGTAACAGTCATATTAATATTTATTCAGAACAGGCGTTTCCTACCAAAAATATGAACCTACCAGGAAATTCTAAATACTATTATCCTGTATTACCTAAATATGGACAAGATGGACATTTTATTGAAGTAAAACATGATAACGAGGGAAATGTAGAAAATGGTATTTATCCAAACAACCATATTCCATTTCCATTAAATGGTCCAATAACAAATGAATTTGAGGAAACTGACGATTTGTTAATAAACATAACAAGCAATGAAGTAGATAAAAATGTGTATTTAGATAGTAGTGGAATGAATAATTTTGGAATGGGTATTTCAGATTATAAACCAATTTTTAGTAATAGAACATTACAACCTCGAAAAAAGAGGGGATTTAATAAATTATTCTCTTCAAACCTTGATGGAGCGTTTTAATGGCAAAGTCAAAAGAAACAAATCCAGTAATAATAACAAATCAACCTAAATATAATGATATAAGTGCGTATCAATACTCAACAACTCACTACAGTAATCCAGAATACGGTGATGATAGAAATGAAGGTTTGCCAGAAAATAACGATAAATTTTCTGAAAAAGATTTATACACAAATTCAAAGGGGCATATGTTAAATGAAGAAATTATGTTTCAAAATATAAAATTTGAAGGTGATAGTTATATTAGAATTGATGATTGTTATATTAATCATACGGGAGTTAATTATAAAGTAATTGATATTAGTGTTAGATGTTATCTTTTTTCAAAAACTGCAGCTGCAGGTTCTAGTTTAGATCCCGATACTGCTAGTTACAATACATTGTATAATAAGTTAGTAAAGGGTGGCGCACCAATGAAATATTCTGAATTATTTGTAAAATCTTACAGTGATAGGAAATCTGATGTAGGAAGAATTTTTTCAAATACTATAATTGTTTCTAACTTAGATCAAACAGTTCAATTGGGAGACTTTGATGGACTTGATGATGAATTTTCACCAGGTGCAGCTTTAGCAAAAATAAACACAGAAGGTGAAAGCATTACAGTAATTGATGAAACTCAACAAAATAATTTATATTTTGTTGTCTATATGAAAGGTAATGCTGATTTACCATGGCCAAGAGGAAGCGCTACAAGAAAAAGAAAATTTCAAATATTTGAAATAAATAATTTAGATTTATTTAATGATGATGGTTCAGGTAGATTAAATGATCCAATTTCATTTACAGACGGAACATCTCGTATTGTTAGTGGCGGTGGTGATGGTGGAACAGATGCGCCTGCTTGGGAATGTAATTCATTTCAAATAACAGTTGATACTCGTGGGGGTGTGGCTGATCAAAGTGTATTAAAAGGTTCTAGACAATATAAAAGGTTTGTAAAACCATCAATTCCTTTTTATGAAACTAATCCATTGTCTTATTTACAACAAACACCTGAAAGAGCTCTTTTTAATGATGAGTTTGAGTTTAATTTTGCAATAGATGGTCAAACTAATATTACACTTCCAAGAGATGGTTATCCTAATGCTGCTACAAAAGGTTTTGCTGATTATTTCCCATTAGCTTTTGTTACACCAATGGATGATGATGAACCTTTATCAACTGGATTTGATAATTATTATGATTTACAAAGGTATCATAAAACCGAAGATGGTAGGTTAATTGCTTCAGCTCCAACAACTGTAGCTTTATCATTTTCATGTAGGAGTATACCACACTTTACTGAGCGTGAAGGTAGTTTTGGTGTACCGATAACCGCTTCATGGAATAATTGGCCAGAACTTCCGATGGATAACCAACAAGACGCAGGTAGTGGTTCTGCTTTAGCGATACCTAGTTATGCATATGGTGGAAATTCAAAGCATTTAGATAGAATGTTTTATTATTATGTTCTTGATTGGGATGATAAAGATGATAAGATACAGACTTGGGATGATGCTTTTAAATCAACTCCAACAAATAGAGCAGAATTATTAAAACAACAAAATGAAAATAAATATCACTTTAAAACTTTTAAAAATGTGCAGAATTTTGGGCAAACAATTAGTGCGTCAATGATAACCCACACTTACAATACTCCGGGTATTAAAACTATCAAAGCGATTATGGTTAGTTATAATAGACAACCTTTTGAAAATGATGAGGTTGTTGAAGATCCCGATGATTTACAATATCAAGGGGGGCCGTTTGAAACTGGGAGGTGGAAACTTATCACAACAAGATTTTTCTTAGATATACCAATCAATCAAACACCAGACTTTGTAGAATTGGGTGGTAACTACATAACACTTCCTTGGCCATATCCAACTCCAATCATTGGTGGTATTAGTGAAGATTCAAAATACAAAAAAAGTATTCGAACAATTTTATCAAGTGGAAAGATTGGAAAAAGTGATATTATTGATGAAAGATTTTTATTAAATGATATTAATAATGAAGAAATGGGAAAAAATATTCTAAATTTTGATTTAGAACAATGTAGATATTTTGATAAAAGTTATAGTTTAGATAGTTTATTAATGTTAGATAAATCAAGAACTGGAGTTGGAACAAGACAATATCTTACAACCGAAGAACACTTAGAAACTTTAGAAGGATTCAATGGTAATGGAATGAATAATGCTGAAGTTATGTTATTAAATGCGGTTGGATGGGATAATTATGGTAGGCCTGATATAGCTTTATTTCAACAGACAATAGATATGGAAAACGAAGTTCAATCTGAAGATAGTGGAACGGAATTTACTGATGAGGGAGAACAACTTTTTGGTGGAAGTGGTGGTACTGGTGGAGGACCAGGTGATGGTGCAATGCCAACTGCTGGACAAGGTATGGGACCAGGTATGGGACCAGGTGATGGTGGTGGCGATGAACTTATGGGATTTGGTGATGGTGCGGGTGGTGACTTTGAGTGTTTTGTAGCCGGAACAAAAATCCGTATGAAAAGTGGTTTGGAAAAAAACATTGAAGACATTCAGATTGGTGAAGAAGTTCTTTCATACAATATTCATACAAAAAAATTAGAATCAAAAAAAGTAACTAAATTATTTACACAAGTTCATAATTTAGTTGATGGTGATATTACTGCTAAAACAAAATTTAATAATGGAATTATAACTCACAACACAATTGCAAATCCATTTTGGTCTAAAGATAAAGGATTCGTAGCAGCTGATGCTGAAAGATGTAATAGATTACATCAATGGGTTAAAGAAACTAATAATGGAAAAGATACAGAACAATTAGAAGTTGGTGATACATTGTATTATCACAATGGTGAGGAATTAGAAGAAGTAATGGTTACTGATATTGAAAACATATTAGAACCTGATGTAAGAACATATGATATAACTATTGAAGATAACCATACATTTTTTGCTAATGGTATATTGACTCATAACTCAGGAGGAGAATTTGATGTGCCAAATCCTGGTGAAGGTGAAACGGATACAGGTGAAGACCCAGGAGAAGACGCAAATTTTTATTCCATTACTTTTTCAGATACAGTAGTTGAACCACCAGTTGTACAAAACAATAAAATATATAGAAATCATGGTTTTGGGAATGAACAAGAACCCTCAACGGTTCACATTAGATGGAAATTACATGGATATGGATCTCATCATGATGAAGGTAATTATAATCCAAATGTTATGGGTGATGATGATGAAATGGGTGAATATCAACAAGCTATTGTTAGAATTTACTTAATGAAAAGAACTGGAAATGGAAATGAGGTTGAACATTTCTCTTCAGGTATTGATTTTGGATATGGTGGTGGAAATTCTTTAACTATACTATATGAAGGATTTGGTTTAATGACTAATGGCGAATATCATACTGATTGGACAATACCATATGAAGGGATTCCATCGGGTGATTATACATTACTAATACATGATACAACACACCACAATATTGATAATGATAATGAATTGGTAGATGTTGAGGTGGTAATGTATGGAGAATTTACAGTTAGACAATTCATCAACCCACCTCAGCCGGAAGAACCAAGACCATTAGAAACATTTGCTAATCCAATATCTTGGATAGTAGCTGCTACATTGGAAAACAAATACACAGATACAGATTTTTGGGATGGTTCAACTCTAGCAAGAACTTTTCCACACGAAAGTTCAGTCGGACAGATATTTATAAATGAAAATCAGGATAATGATTTAAAAGCTAAGTGTAAAATAGAATTAAATTCAGGTGAATTAACTGGTAAAGCCATTTATGATTCAAGTGGTAATGGAAAAAAAGGGATTATAATTGGTGACTATAAAATTAAAAAACAAAAAAAAGGCCAACCTATGAGAAAAGATTCATCATTAAAACTTCCAATAAAAGGGCATAAAAATGAAGGAGCAATGTAATGGCTAAATTCGAATATGAATTTTCCCAAGAGGATAGAGAATTAGTTGTATCCGAAGACTCTGGTTATTTTGGTGGAACGAATTATATTCGTTTAACCATTTATCCAACAGAAGCTATTGATAATATTGTTACTTTAGAAGATGAAACAAAAGGTGTAAATGGTCAAGCTATATTTTTCTCTTCTTTAAACGAACAACCATTTGAAATAAATATATCTCCTTTTGGAGCTGGATTAGATGAAATAAAAACACAAACCATTGGTGGTGATTCAAATGATTTTAAAATATATAGAGATGTTGGCTCCGATGGTGAACCAATGGATACTAATCTATATATAAAACCAAATGATATATTTGATGAATTTGGTTTGCCTGATGGTAATTATAAAATACAAGTTGATTTTTTAAATCAATCATCAATTAATTTAATTACTGATTTAAATGTTTTTAAAAATCCTACAATGGATGATGGCCCTGAAGATACTTCTGAAGAGTATCTAGCAACTTTACCATTTCCAAGATTCTTTGAAGAATTTGATTTACCATATCCTAATGGTGATATAGGAGAGGGTGATAGAGGTTATTTTTTAAATGATTTACAAAGACCAGATATACGGGACTATATAAATGACTTGTTAGATGGACTTATTCCCGAACCACCACACCACAATAGACATTATCAATTTGTTATAAAAGAAATATCAACTTCAAGAAAAGAAGTTCGTTTAAAATTATTAAATGAGGATATACGAAACAACTCATTTACAATTAATGAGTTAACAAAAGAATTTAATGATAATGGTGATTCATACGCCTTTAAACATTTACTGAATATTGGAACTGGTGACCATATTCCAATTATGAATTATACTTTTGATAAAGTAACAGATGGTTCAAACAATCAATCAATTATTTTAAAATTATATGACCCAATACCAATTAATATAACAGCTATAAAACATGTTACGATTGAAAAAGAAGTTTTAATAACACAAGCTGAAAATGTCCGTTATTTTTCTGATGTACCTGATATATTTTTTGGAGATGGATTAATTCCAGACCCACAAGAAAATTGGTTAAATCCTGATGGTAATGAACCACAATTTGAAAGTTACAATGAATTAACTTCATCACTTGATGATATTACGATAGATAATTTAATTTCAGGTAGTTATGATTATCCAAATCTGAATACAGATTTTAGATTCTTTGAAAACCATACACACTTTGGTTCTGCTAAAAGAAAATTAGAAAATTTTAAAAATAAAGTTGAAACCATTCAAGAATATTATTCTGAAATATCAAGTTCATTGAATGTTTCTTGTTCTATTGAAAATGATGGAACATATGTGATTCAACAAAGACAAGATTTATTTAAAAAAATAAATGATGAAATAAAATCATTTACACCTTATGAAAGATTTTTATATTATGATGGTCAAAATGAATCAACTGCATCTGCTCCTGGTTTGGGTAAAAATTATGCAGATACAATACCTGTTAATACAA